GTCTATTGCTACCGCTAGGGGCTTAACTGCCCCTAGTGTACCTGTTGAAACAGGCAATACACTTCAACATTCTGACTCTACGGAGTCACAGGGAAAAAACCCTGTTAAAAATTACTGGGACCACCGTTTGCGTGAGTTTGTCCCAGTTGAAGGTGGTCCTGGTGACCTCTTCACTCAGGGAAATAACCCTACAAGAAATTACTGGGAGACCAAGAGTCTTCCGGTTGAGGAAAGCGAAAGCTTCACTGTTCCAGTGTTTGTTCCTCGAGAGGATGAATCTTTCTTTGACAAGATCAAAGATACGTTTAATTCAACTTTTAGTAGTCCTCCAAAAGTGCTAAACTCTTCTGGCGAAATTATAAGTGATACACCAACTAACAATTTAGTATCACGCCAGAAAGAAATTTTAGTTTCTGAATCTGATTCTGAATCAGAAGGGATCTTTGACAAGATCCAAAGAAAAGCTAGCGAGCTTAAACAAGAATTCCTTCAAGCCGGTGCTGAAGCTGCTTTGAAATCCCCTGAGATGGAAGGATTTGCTTGGATGAATGAAATTCTTCTTTCTGTTCGTGATGGTGCCCAGTATTGTAAAACTAACCCCCATGTTCCAGTTTTTGCGGCTGGTATGGTTGCTACTCTTGGTGCTACCGCCTTAGCTGGTGGTTTGGATGGTGCTGACAGTGCTATTGATACTTGTATCATTGGTTCTGCTTTCACTAGTGCTATATCCACTATCACACTTTGTGCTTGTATGTCTGATGATCCGTCTGATGATATGTGGGCCACTTTATTAAAACATTGTGGTGTTACAACTGCAATGACATCAATGTTTGCCTCTGTTGCCTTAATACGTATGATAACTAAAATTACCACTCGTTATACTAATAAACATTTAGAAGCTAAAACAGAGCCAACTATTCTTGGTTTAGCCCTTGAAATTTTAAATGCCTCAGCCGCTTTTTGCGCCTTAATTGGTGTTGTTATGGGTGTCAATGATCTCATTAAAGTTATGTCTAATGTTCGTGCTGTTGTTCAAGTTTATGACTTGTTCACTGGTTTACCTCAAAAATTAGATAATTGGCTTGATTCCGTTATTGATGCTCCTCAAATTGAGCATACTCCTGAAGCTTTAAACGATTTTAATAAAGAATCTGCTAAGAAGAAGAATATAATTAATAATGCTGCTTGGTTTCAAAACCTTTTAGCTGATCTTGTTGGCGAAAGCCTCGAAAATGTTAAAGTCGCATTGATTTTTCAACTACGTATCAATCCGGATATGTTTATGAGCTTTCCTGTTAAAGCTAAAGCCTTACTTACTAGTTTGGTTAAAAATGTTGAGAATGAATCTGATTATCCTTATACTATTGAAGTTTCAAATCTTCATAAAGATCAATACGCAGCCTTGAATGACTTATTTGTTTATATTCATCAATTAAATAATCGTGGATGTATAAATGGTGTTATTAGCCAAGTTGATGATGGTTTACTCGCTAAACTTGAATTTACTATGCATTCAAAAACTCAATGGGAACCATTTACTGTTTATGGTGTTCCTGGACCTGTTCTTGCTGAACCTGATGCCTTTATTGACATCATTAAACCTGCTGATTCTGCCTATCAAGTTGCAGCCAAATTCGCTAAAGAAAATACCGGTGTTATCGCCTTTGGAACTATTATTGTTTCATCGTGTGTTGTAGCTGGTATTGCTGGACTTGTTATGGCTATAAATTCAAAACCTGAATCTACTCAAGCTAAAGCAACATCATCTACTCCTGTTGCTGTTAGTACTGATGTTCCACTTAAATCGAAAAATAAGATTAAAAAAGAAGCTGGTACTGGACGTAAAAATCCATGTCCCCATGGTTGCAAATATCAAAATAAACCCCATCGTATGATGCCTGGTGATAAATGTGACAAATGTGGACGTCCAAGTATTAAAACTGAGGCTTGCGCCGATATTTTTATCGATCATGTTAAAGCTGGTGGTTCTGTTGTTGTTCTTGATGAACAGACTGAACTTGCTCTTGTTGTTACTGAGAAACCTGCTAGTATCAAAACCGAAGCTCACATTGATATTTTTATTGATGATGTTAAATCCGGTGATACAATTGTTGTACATGATGCACGCGAACTTGCTCTCATTGTTGCTGAAAATTCAAAGGAACCATTACCTGCTACACCCTTCAAACCAACTACTATACTCCAACCGGATTTAGAACTTGAAGGTCGTCAACAAGCCAGAAATCAATCCTCTGGTGATAGAATGCGGGAACAACAGAAACAGGAAAAAGACCGAGTTAGAAAACAGCTGGATGAGGATCGCAAACGTGATATCCGCTCCACTAAACTCGATTACAAACGAGACCAAAAAGATGTCAACTGGGATGCCATTTATGAAGAAAAACTTAATAAGTATAATGCTGGAAAGGATTACTTCGATGATAAATGGGGCCTTGGTGGTGATGCTGGAAAAGCTGCCTGGGAAAAAGAACATCGCGATTTTATTACCGATTGGTTTCAACAATGGAAAGACTTTTATGAAGGATATTCCACTAGCAATGGTGGTTCAAAATATTCCCCTAAAGTGACTACACAAGCCACTGTAAAAGTCAAAGGTTTTGTTAAAAGGTCTAATAACCATCTTAAACAAAAACTAAATAACTGGAAACCTATTCAACCCTCGTCCGAAGCTAAAGTTATTACTCCACCCGTTAAAGGCATGCGAAAGCAAAGAAAAGAGTATACTGCTGAAGAAAAGAAGGCACATTTTTTAAAACTTAAAGAATTAGGAATAATATGTAAGGTTTGTTATAAACCCAACAATCCACATTATTTAGCATCACAACACTCAAAATGTAGTCGATGTATTAAGAATAAAACAAAACCAACAAAAGAAGCTGGAACTCTTAAAGAGATTATTAAAACTGTTCCGAATGGAACCGCTCCTTTTGTTACTCCAACTATCTTATCTAACGGTAAGAATGTTGTTGAGCAAGAAGTTGTTAAAAAGGATCCTAAACCTCCTCAAACCTTTTTTAATAACTCTCCACAACCAAAAACTTCTAATTTACCTTGGGTTGCTCCAGCTGATATAACTGCGGTGTTATCGGTTCAAACTTATAAGCAAGCCTTATCCAAGAATGATTCTATTGATGTTCAAGACATTGGTAGGAGTTTAGTTGCTTTATATAATCCAGATTCTCTCGATATTGAAGAATTTTTTGGTACTATACCAAAAACTCGTATTGATGGTCAACAATTTTATGTTATAACTGCTCATCAACTTATTAGTGGTACTTATATAAAATTTATGAACGCAGCTTCCAAGGAAGTTCGCTTTGACCTCTACGATCTTTTTAACACTAAAAAGTGGAAATCTAAAGGTGAGGGTGACTCGTGTTATTATTTAATACCTGCTGCTGATTTACCTATACAAAATGTCCCTTGTATTGCTTCTGCTTCTGTTAAAACTTACGATACTTTTGATGGAACTTTAGTTGGTTTTAGTCCAACAACAAAACGTTTAGTTTACGGAGCTTCGTTTTGCACAGTTAACGCTGATACCTATATCCATCACTCCGTGACGACTAAGAACTACTCTTGTGGTTCTGCCCTTTTAAATAATAAGGGTCAACTCGTTGGTATACATGTTCGAACTACTGGACCAAATCCTAACGGAGACAATAATCATGTTCTTTGTTTAAACTTGACCGGCTAGTTCCCAATCTTGTGCCACAAATAAATCAAGAGGGAGTCATCTCGCTGGCACCTAGCTGGCAAACTCCCCCATCAATACTTTTCGGAATACATCCTGAATACTCCTATTATCAAAATCTTGAGTATCTTGGTCGCGTACCAAGTGGTTCTTCCCTAAAGCATAAACTACCCTATGAACGTTCCATGAACCAATTTTCTACATATATTGGCGACTCTGAAAGAATGTCATTACAACAGTTAGCTGGAGATAAATATTATCTGTCTGTTCCTAATTTAGAGAACGTTGCTTTTTCTATTGCAACCTTTGAGAATAAACCACCTGCTGATTTTAATGATAACTTTCACCGTTTGTCACTTAAATATTTGTATCAAGTTTATGGCTGTGTCTGTAAAGACGCTATATCTACTTCTGAAGAAATTGTAGTTTATATTGATTTAACAAAAAGTCCCGGTTATCCCGCCAATATGTTTGGTTTTAAGAATAAGTTAGCTCTCATTCAGGATTCCGGTTTTCTAAAGTATCTTTATTCCAATCAACATTTGAAGACAACCCCTATATGGTGTGTCCATCCTAAAGAAGAATTCAAAATGTTAGATGATCTTAAGGCGCTTAAAATTCGATTATTCACTATTCCCCCATATGATTTACTCTATGAACAATTGCGGTTCGGGAAGAAAATTAGTGAAAAAATGAAAAGTTTTAGGTGGTCCGCTTATGGTTTTAACCCATATTCTGGAGGAGCTGACCGAATGGCCCGCTCTTTATTACTTAAGAGGATTCGTTTGTTCTATGACGTTTCCGGTTGGGATAAATTTCTTCCTTTAATGGAAGATGTGTTTGGTTTTATACGCCATCACACTGTTGTACCACCACATTTGAGAAGTAATTTCGAGTGGATGGCACACAATACATGCAATTATATTTTTAAAACTCCGCATGGTCACACATTTCGTAAGAAATATGGTAACCCTTCTGGCTCTGGAACAACTACCAGAGATAATATATTAGCTCACATTCTAATTCTTGCTAGTGCTCTTTTTGAGTGCTTCTTTATTAAATATAATGACTATCCTACTATGGAGTATATCTCCGAACAAATAATATTTTTATTTGGTGATGATAGCATTATTTCTTTAGATTTAGAGTTTGATCATATCTTAACAGACGGTTACTTGCAATCACATTTTGCTAAATATGGCCTAAAATTAAAATTTTTGTATGGTGGTTTGGATTATGATATATGCAAAATGCAGTTTCTAGGTTTTACCTTTACCGATATCGATGGTGTTTATTACCCAAAATATGATATGGAGAAACTTGCTACTAGTGTTATATATAGAAATGGTCGTAATGACTCACGTGAGGCTTTCACCTCGCGATTGTTCACTATTATGTTAATGTCATATCCAACTCAAAATGTCTTTCCTATTTTAAGACGCGCCTTTACTAATTGGTGCCAATATCTTGTTTCTATTCAAGCAGATTTAACCCCTACCGAAGAATCCTTTGTTAGTATGTGTTCTATAACAGAACAAACAATTAAACAAATGTATCAAGGATGGGAATCTAATGTCAGTGAAGATTTTATTTTTTCTCTTCACATCGGATGGAAGGAGGCGACAAAAGATTATGTCTACACCTGCCTTCAATAGAGCTCAAAATGATATACAAAAATGGGTCAAAGACCCTCGAATACCGATCGATCAATCGGGAGCCGACTTTTTAGTCGCATGTCTTGACCCTTGTCATGACACTCAACTAACCACTTTAGATGGTTGGCCGGATTTAGAAACCGGAGCATCTGTTACTCGATGTATAAAACAATCCATAACAGTTTCTGGTACTTCTGGTGGTTCAGCCCCGCTGACAGCGCCGTGGGATATGCACATCGTCTTAAATCCTTTTCTCGATGTCTTCTCCAACGGTTTTACTTATACTACAGAACGTGCTAATAATAGTGCAAAAATTTCTAATGCTTCTTCTATTTCTAATCCTTACGGCGGTTTAACTGTCGGTTGTGCTTTTACTTCTGGAACACCTGTTGACTATTTCTCACCTGGCTTTAATTCAGCTCTTGGTCAAATTGGACTTTCTTCAGCTTATTCAAACGGTTTAGGCCGTGTTACTGGTATCGCTTTTGAAGTGGTTGATACAACTTCCGCTTTACATCAACAAGGGTCTTGTTTTACCTGGCGTCAGATGGCGTCTCGTGATCAAGTACCAACATCTTATACAACTTTAAATGTTGATGAAGCGACTCCAACACAAGCTCATTTTAATGGTGTTATTATGCCTAGTGCACCTGGTGATGCTAAAGCTGCTATGTTAATTCCTGGCACTCGTAACTGGGCTTCAAAAGAAGGATGCTATGTTGTTGCTCCTTTTCATTCATCTGATAATCCACCTATTCAAGCTGGCTATGTTCAACCTGTTTTTATATCTGGTAGTGAACAAATGAATCATGATGTTTTTAATGTTACGACTATGCGTTACCCAACACCTTTTGGCTTTCAAGTCCTTAAAGAAGATTCTGTACAAGAATATGTTATGCAACCAACAAAAATATACCCTTATCACATGTGTGGTGCCATGTTTACTGGTTTAGATCCGTTATCTACTTTCAGAATTACTCTAGTTGTTTATTATGAAACTTTTCCTACAACTACCTTAATCGATCTTCCTATTTTAGTCATGGCCAGGCCCTCAATGCCTTATAATCCTTACCTTTTAGAACTTTTAGCTCATGCTATGCAAAATATGCCTGTTGGTGTAATGTTTAAAGAAAATGGGATGGGTACTTGGTTTGCTACAGCTGTGCGAGCAGCTTCTAAATATCTTGCGGCCCCAGCATCATTGGTTAATCCCTTGCTTGGTATGGCTGTTAAATCTGCTGGAGAAATTGCTAATACTTATTTGCAACCAGCCGGTCAACCTCGTCGAACCATTGCGAAGCGTGCGAAAGTTCAAAACAAGAATAAACAACTTGCGAACCGTAACCGTGGAGCTAAAGGTAAGATTCAAGGACCGAAAAATAAGAAGCCGTCAAAGGCAGATATCGACTCGGCGCTTACTGCGCTTAAAAACTTTAAATAGTCATGTTGATACCGGGGAAGCGAAAACCCCGTCAAAACACACCACCGGAAGTCTTGCTAGATGCTTTACACTAGGCGTGAAAAACCGACATGTATTGTGGCTAACAACTCTTTTGAGTGGAAATGGGAAGCGTAACCCTCCGAAAACACTAGATATATTGTTTACAATTATATCGCGTTATGTCCGAAAACTTAAATATGACAATAAACTAGTAACTTTGGCTTGTAACCTGTTACGTGGAGCTATAACCATTGTAAAGCACGTTGTATTCAACGTATGGATTTGTAAACCTTAACATACTCAACCACAAACAAGTTGTAAAACTGATGCGCAAGCTTAAGCGTGTAAATAAGAAATTGGGAACCCTTTGGGATTACCTCACATGTTAG